TACGTTGCAAAAATCCATTATAATTTCAACGACTCAAAAAAGTTAGGTCATTTTGTCAGATATATTTTTATGTAGCCTATTTATAGCGCAATTTTGCACTATAAATATTAAAATAAATCCTATTTCTCCCTCTCCCGTGGGAGAGGGTTGGGGTGAGGTCAATATGTCAATATGGCAAAAACAGAATTACGTGAAGTTGCTAAAGTACTTTTTATGCAGGGATATACTCAAAAAGAAATAGCCGGAAAGATAAAAGTATCAGAACCAACAATTAGCAAGTGGGCTGGATTAGATCACTGGGATAATCTGAAAAAGAATCTTGTCAACTCAAAATCTGAAAGGCTTTCAGAACTATACGATGAGTTAGCGGCATTTAATAAAATGATTAAAAGCCGCGATATTGCTATGCGCTTCCCAAATTCAAAAGAAGCGGATGTTCGACGTAAACTAATACGCGATATTGCTGATCTGGAGCGTAAATACAACATTGGCCAAACCACTACTATTGCGCGTGACTTCGTTACATTCTGCCGGGATATTGATTTTGACTTTGCTCAAAAAGCTAACGAGTACTTTGATTTATTCATTAACCATCAAATTGATAAACAGAAATGGCAAAAGGAATAAACGTAGCATCCGATAGCGAGTATTTAAAGTCGTGGCAGGAGTTCCGTGATAATTTCCGAAAGGCAACGCCTATTGACCTGAACGAGACACCGGCTGAAAAATTAAAGCGCAAAAACCGACTTGAGAAAAATCCGGAGGAATGGTTTAAATTCTATTTCCCGAATTATTATACATCAGAGCCTGCTGACTTCCACAAAAAGGCAACAAAGCGAATTATTGACAATGCCGAGTGGTTTGAAGTACGGGCATGGAGTCGCGAACTCGCAAAGTCAGCACGTTCGATGATGGAATTTACCTATCTTTCAATGACGGGTAAATTTCGAAACATATTATTGGTGTCGAATACTCACAGTAACGCAGAGAGGTTGTTATTGCCATTTAAATCGTGTTTCGAAGCCAACCAACGTTTGATTAACGATTACGGAAAACAGGAACGTTACGGCAGTTGGCAAACGGATGAGTTCACTACACAAAAGGGATGTTCTTTCCGTGCTATTGGTTGGGGCGAAAGTCCACGCGGAACACGTAATGATAACTTCAGGCCTGATGGTATTTTAATAGATGATATTGATACTGATGAAGAATGCCGTAACGAGGACATACAAACAGCCAAATTCAAATGGATAGAACAGGCGCTCTATGGTACGCGCTCTATATCTAATCCGCTAAGGTTTTTGGTTAACGGAAATATCATTCACGACAATTGTATTATTCTGAAGCTGAAAGAACGTGCTAAAAAATTTGAGGTTATCAATATCCGTGATGACAATGGTAAATCAACCTGGCCAAACAAAAACACAGAGGAGCTGATTGATATAGCACTCGAACCAATCAGCTACGAAAGTCAACAGAAAGAGTACTACAATAACCCAATGGATGGAGGCGACACCTTCAAAGATTTACGCGATGGCAAATGTCCGAAAATCAACCAATGCGCTGTAGTAATTTATGCCGACCCTGCCACTTCTAACAAAGATAAAACAAGCGGTTCAGATAAGGCAATTGGTATAATCGCCAAAAAAGGTTTTGACTATTACATCGTTCGGGCTGCTGTAGGAGCAATGACTACAGCCAATTTCATAAGTTACCTGTTTGAATTTTACACTTATTGTAAAACAATGGGAGTTGATACAGTCCGGGTATTTATCGAAAATAATAATCTTCAAAATCCTTTCTATGAGCAGGTATTTTTGCCTGTAATTTATCAACAGGCAAATGCAACCGGTGTATTCTTACCAATTACTCCGGATGACCGCGAAAAACCCGAAAAATGGACGCGTATTGAAGGTACACTTGAACCGGTCAATAGACTTGGTCATCTTATATTCAACGAAGAATACAAAGACGAACCTAACATGAAACGCTTAAAAGCACAGCTTAAAAATGCAAGCCGGAAACAAAAGAAACTCGACGGCCCGGATATGGTGGAAGGTGGAGTGCATAAGCTTAAAGAAATGGAAGCCATTGATGCTCCGGGTGGTTTTGAATCAGTAAAACGTACAAACACTAAAAAAATGTAACTATGTTAGTAACAGTTGAAGAACTCGGACAGTCCGACCTGTATCCCGAAATAATATCAAAAATAACCCGTGGTAGCGATACTGAAGCTGAACTACAATTAGCCACAGCCGAGGACATTGTGAAAGGATACATAAGCAAATATGACCTTGTAGCCCTATTTGGCAATAGCACCACGCAGCCAATTGTCGAAAGCCTGTCTATTAAGCGTATTATCAAAACCATTGCTGCCTGGTTTTTAATCAAACGTGCCAACCCGAACGTAAATACTGAGCTATTTTACGACGATTATAAAAATGCCATTAAATGGCTCGAAGATGTGCAGGCAGGTAAAATAAATCTTCAATTGCCATATTGTACAGATGCCATGCCTGGCGTCTCTGATGCCAACGATGGTGTTTATTTCAACTCATTACCCAAACAAACTAATTTCTTTTAATCATGGGCGACGTAAAAGTAACCAAAGGTGAAATGCCAAAAAACGTCATTATTAATGACATGACTCAGGTAGCTCCTGATCGAAATAGAAAAGATGCCGGAAAGCTGAAGGCGGCCATTGAACGTGCTGAAAGCATTTATACGCCCAATCGTACACAATTGTATGATTTATATCACGACGTGCTAACTATCGACGGCCATTTATCCGGGATAATCGAAAAGCGTACCGATGCGGTAAAAAACAAGGCTATCCGATTTGTTGATAAAAATGGTAAAAAGGTAGATGCTTACGATGACCTGATTGAATCTGAAAATTTCGGTCGGCTAATTGAATTGATTATGGAGAGTAAGTACTGGGGAATTTCCGGTATACAGTTCGTCGTTGGTAAGGAGTTCGATTTTGTTGAAATTCCGCGAAAACATATTCGTCCGGAAAAAGGACTTATCACTAAATCGCAGTACGATTATACCGGAACCGATTACATACAGGATAAGTTTATCAACGTCATTGGCAATCCTAAAGATTTAGGTAAACTATTGCAATGCTCATTGTATGCACTATATAAACGTAGTGGTTTTGGCGACTTTGCTCAGTATGTAGAAATCTTCGGACAGCCTGTCCGCATTATCTACTATGATGCTTACGATACTCAAACCAAGAATGAACTGAGGAAAATACTTAATGAGTCGGGCGGATCATTAGCAATGATGGTGCCAAAACAGGCTAAATTTGAGATGTTAGATGGTAAAACGTCCAACGGAACCGGCGAACTGCAAACGGGCCTGATTGGGGCTTGTAACGACGAAATGTCGGTTGCTATGCTTGGCAATACCGAAACAAGCAAATCAAGTCAGTCCAGCGGATATGCACAAAGCAAAACACACGAAGGGCAACAACTTGAAATAACCAAATCAGACCTGAAGTTTATTGCAAAAAAACTAAATCAGAAATGGTTTAAAGACGTGTTGGCTTCTTATGGTTTTCCGGTAGATGGCAAATTTGAGTTTGAGAAAGAACTCGATTTGGACAAACTCAAAACCCGCATGGAAATTGACACCTTCGTGTCTGGTAAAGTACCGGTTGGTGATGATTATTACTACGAAACTTACGGTATTCCGAAACCGGATAACTACGACGAACTGAAAGCAAAACAGGAAGCCGATAAAACAGCATTGCAGCAACCACCAGTAGAGACTACGCATGCGGCATCTGTTAAGAACGCGGTGTTTAATAAGAATGCAGCAAACAAACAACCTATTGAAAAAAAGAAAAAAAACTTAGTTGATTCTTTTCTCGATTTTTTTGGTTTAGCCCCGAACGACAACGGGGCTCCTTTAGAGTTTTAATGTCCGATATATATCAGGGTTGCGATGCATGTCGCGATCTTGTAGGGCATGCCCCGTCTGATAGTGTATCGTCAGGGTTTTCGTTTAACGAATCAGTTATCGGAGATGCATTAAAACGCATCTACGAAACAGATTTCAACCCGATGATGGATATAGAAGAAAATCTGTTTCGGGAAACGTGGAAAACGTTTAATCAGGCAACCGACAAAGGAATTGAACTTTCAGACTTTGACCCCGAAGCTGATTTCATTAATGAACTAAAAACCAATAATGCTGTATTTTCTGCATTCCGTACACACCGAATGCAAAATGACATTGCAGCTCAGTTATTGGACGAAAAAGGGAAACTAAAGCCGTTCAATCAGTTTGTAAAAGACACATCGACTATCACCGACCATCATGTAAACCAGTGGTTGCGTACCGAGTATGATACTGCCGTTATACGCGCCCATAATGCTACCGACTGGAAACAATTTGAATCGGAAAAGGATGTACTTC